TCTTGATAAAACTATTGAGGTGGCTAATGATTTTGTGTTAAATGATAATGGTGATGTACTGGCGGACATATGCATAAAATCACAATATGGTTCCAAAAGAGAATTTTATGTTATAAATATTGGTGCAAAAGCATTGGCAAGGGTAACAGAAAATTTCTTTAAAAAGGTTTGTGAAAATAGTGTTAATGAAGCAATTTCAATACCTGGTGATAAAAAATTGATGGAAATGCAAAAAATGCTTGATGTTGCATATAATGTAAAATTTAATGAAAAAATGAAAATGAAATATGTGAATGGGGATTGTACAAAATGGTCAGCAGCAGAAACTATGGCTTCATTTATATCTATGACAGAGGCTTTTAAAGAATTTATACCAGAAGGTATGTATACATTATTAAACTTTACATTTTGCACATGGGCAAATAAAAAAATACAAATACCTCTTGATGTTTTAAATAAAGTAATACCAATAACCACAAATACGGAATATTTGAAAATGACAGAGTGTGATGCTGGCTTGGGTAGAATAAAAAGTACACATAATTTTTTACAAGGAATGTTTAATTATGGTTCATCATATAAAGCTGTTTGCTGTGCTAATTATACATATAACATATTTAAAGCAATATATAAAAAAAGTGAATTAAAAATGTATCACATGGAACACTCAGATGATTATGTTTTAATAGTATTATATAAAGATGATGATGATTTTAAAAAATTTAGAATTTTACATAAAATGATGATGAAATTACATGGTTATAATGATAGCACAAAAAAAACAAGTTGTCAATTATTTTTATTGGAATTTGTATCATTAATGTCTTTCAATGGATTAATGTTATATCCACAAATAAAAAAATCAAAAGAAGTGAATACATCATTACCAGCAACGGGATATAAAACAGATTCAGATGCTGCAATGTCAAGGGTCAATGAATGTATGAGAGTTGGGTGTAATCAAAGTTTTTTATATTTTTTCCAAAGATTACATAATATTTGTTTAGCAGAAGAGTATTCACTATTGCCAACAATGAAAAACAATTTTAATAGAACGTTTGAAGAATTATTAAATACACCAGTTGAATTATTTGGTATACCAGATACTTTACCATTATTTTCTATTTATTGTAAGGGTAATATAAA